CATCGGCAAAAATACAGATGATGTTTGGGAGCAGATTAAAAACGACGGCGGCAGCGTTCAGTCTCTTGATTTCCTTCCCAAAAAGGTCAAGCAAGTATTCAAGACTGCTTTTGAGATCGATCAATCTTGGATTATCGAGCAAGCATCGCACCGTCAGAAGTACATCTGCCAAGCCCAATCTTTAAACCTGTTTCTGCGTCCAGATGAAGATAGAAGCTATGTCCATGCCATTCACTACCTTGCATGGTTGAAAGGCTTGAAAACGCTCTACTATGTGCGTTCTAAGGCACTCAAAAAGGTCGCTTCCTTGAACGAGCACAGTGAACGGATCGTTCGTCCTGAGCTTGAAGTCGAGGTGGGCGAAGTGGGTTACAAATCAGAACACGAAACTTCAGAAAGCGAGTGCTTGTTCTGTGAAGGATAAAACGATGAATACGTTAAGGATCGAGGGTGTCACAGTCGAGAAGTCCTATGCTTATACATTCGCTAGCAATAGCATTAAGGATGTTGTGCTTCGGGAAACCAGCACGGACGGAGTACTGCTCTTCAGTCCACAAAGGGCGACGCTTCTCACTAAACTCCATAGACCATTGGAAGATCCCGTAATCGAGGAGCTAACGTACAATCGCGCCTATGAGTATGACCGATATGACCTTGTAGGCGAATTGAATTATTACAACCACATCACAGAAGAGTGCTTTCAACACTACACTTTCCAGCGTGGCGAGAAGCATCCATTTGTTCCTATCCCTCTGACTCACTCAACCAGCACCTTTCGCTATGTCTGTACGGACATTGTGGAAGAGCACTCGAAAGATCACCTGTTCTTTGCCGTCGATTTCGAGACTTGGATGGCGACAAGTAAAGGTGAGGAATTTTACAGCGCAGCAACGATTCAGATTCATGGGAAGGTCAAATAATGTCTTTACTGGAGAAACGTGATTACTATAAACCGTTCAGCTATCCGTGGGCGTTCGAGGCGTATAAGACGCAACGGGCTATCAACTGGATCGTGGAAGAGATTGCATTTGATACGGACGTTCATGACTATAACCAGCGCATGTCGGAGCCAGATCGCCATACCATTACCCAGATTATGCGGTTTTTTGTCCAAGGCGATGTTGACATTGCAGATGCGTATGTGAATCGCTATCTCCCAATGTTCCCCGCTCCCGAAGTTCGGATGATGTTGACCCAATTCGCCGCGACTGAATCACTGCATATTCATGCTTACTCGACGTTATTGGATACTCTTGGCTTGCCAGAGGTCGAATACCATGCGTTTGCTTCCTACAAAGAAATGAGAGAAAAGCATGAATTCTTTTATAGAGATTATCCTGATCTCACTGCTATTGAACGCAGCGTTCTTGACCTCTGTAATGTCTCTTACTTTGGTGAGGGATTGTTCCTTTTTGCCAGCTTCGCGATACTTCTAAGCTTCTCTCGCCCTGGTGGCCGCAACCTTATGAATAAGATGGGCCGAGTCGTCACCTGGAGCATTCGAGATGAGCAATTACACGTTGAGTCGATGGGCAAATTATTCCATACCTTCCTGGATGAGAACCCTAAAGTATGGACTCCAAAACTCAAGAAAATCATATATGACTCCTGCCGTGAAGTGGTGGAGCTGGAAGATCATTTCATTGATCTGGCTTTTGAGATTGGTGATCTTTGTGATATTACTGCGGCTGACATTAAATCTTATATTCGGTTTATCGCTGACAGACGCCTTAATCAGATTGGGCTAAAAGCAGAGTACGGCGTTAAGAAGAATCCTATTCCCTGGATCGAAGATATGGTGAACGCTGACGAGTTCGTAAACTTCTTTGAGACAGAAGTTACCGAGTACAGCTCCGGCGCTATGACGGGAACCTTTGCTGAGGCGAACATGGCAAAGCTCTTTACCACTGATCGCATTGAGCATTTTATCAGGGGGCGCAAAACACTTAGCGCATAAAGCAAAGTGCATACGTGTGCACTTTACCTGTACTTTACAAAAGATGCAGTATAATGGACTATATTGCATCTTTTTTGGTGCTTTTCACCTCGTTTTTCATCAAATTTGTAGTTTCAAGTGGATTTTATGGCAAAGAAAACAACAGCTCCTGGTTCGGAGTCACCTAAAGAACCGCGTCCTCATCGTAGGCAAGTCTCTCCAGGTCACATCTTCAGTAAGGCTAATCGCTCGAAAAAGAAAGATGAGAACCTGACAGAGCAACTAATCAAGAGCACAGTCAAAAAGGCTGTTGAGTCCCGTCAGTTGGCCGATCCGTTTGCGGATTATTACACGTTCGGCTTCACAGGTTCTCCATATCTACCTATCGAGCCTCCCGAAAACCCTAACGTGATGATGCGGATTCCAACTCAGAACAACATTCTCCAGCAATGCATCGAGTGTATGGTTGTCAATATTGAGGGAACAGAGCATCACCTCGTCTATGTCGGCCCCGATGACGACACAAAGACAGGCTCAGAAGCGCCAGAGGCTCAGGCGGAGTTTAATCGAATCAGTGGCCTGATGGTTGCTCCGAATGAGGAATATGACCTCTGCGAGCTTCGCAAGCGCATGCGTCGCGATAGAGAGACTTATGGCTATGCCTTCATGGAAGTCGTGCGAGATGCGGCGGGACTAATAAAAGCTTTCTACCATATCCCAGCTAATATGATCCGTATAACAAGTCCTGATGAAGACCCTGTAAGAATTCCTGTAACGCTTAATCGCGAGAACAAGGAAGTCAAGATCGTAAAAGACAAGTATTTCCGTCGTTACATTCAGATGGATTGCTCATGGTCACATGTCGTTTTCTTCAAAGAGTTTGGCGATCCTCGTAATATCAGCTATAAAACAGGCGTTCCAGGCTGCCCTCCTGAAGAGGATGCAACCGAGCTTCTGATGTTCAAGGAATACCGCTCAGGGCATCTGTACGGGCTTCCAAGATGGCAGAACCAGATTCCTTCGATTCTTGGTTCACGCGAAGCTGAATTAATGAACCTGAACTTTTTCCGTGACAACGCTATCCCTGCGATGGCAGTTCTGGTCGCGGGAGGCTACCTGTCAGAAGACTCAGTAGAAGCCATTGCTGACAAGTTCATCCGAAATCGCGGCAGGGATAAGGCTAATGAAGTCCTGATTCTTGAAGCGTATGGAGATGATCAGGCTGCTGGAGATGGTGGTCAAATGCCAGCTCCGAAGGTTGAAATGAAGCCTCTGATTGATGAACGTCAAAACGATGCTCTGTTTCAAGATTACGATAAGGCATGTCAGACGAAGATTCGGTGTGCATTCAGATTATCTCCCATCCTCATTGGTCTGTCCGATGATTACTCGTACAGCACGGCTTATTCTGGTATGGTCGTCGCTGAAAGTCAAGTATTCCAGCCTGAGAGAAACGAAACTGATGCTTTCTTTAATAAATACATCTTTGGAGATGGTGTTAATCCTCCAAAGTATTGGAGCTTTAGATCTAATCCTACTCGAATTGTCGATGCTGATCAGGTATCCAAAGCACTTACTACCCTTAATAACGTCGGTGCGCTTACACCAAACGATGCTCTAATCATCACCAACCAGTTCTTGAACATGAACATTCCACCGATCCCTCAGATCTGGGGCAATTACCCTATGTCGATGGTTCTCAAACTTATCGAGCAAGGTATCCCATTGATGGGCATGGAAGACTTGGTGGATTCTGTCAAGCAGATGAAATTCATGCAAATGGAATTGGATGCTAAGGCGACTCCGAATGGTGCAATCACGCAGCAAAAGGCGGTCTTAGACTCTACGATTGATGCATTTGACAACATTATTAACCATAACGTAGAATAGTCTCGATGTTAGTTTAATTGCTAGAGCCGACATTACAGAAAACCCTCTGGCCGCTGGTAGGGGGTTTTTCTGTGTAAAGACGATAATCTGCTATAATCCTAATATAGACAAGTGACGTATTAGGGTTTCAGTTGAGTGGGTAACGACAAGATAGAGAAGGTCTGTAAGACCGCTAAACTCGATGTCAAGAAGCGCATCGTTTATTCCGAAGTGTATGCGCCTTATACGCTTGACACTTACAACGACATGATGATTCCCGAAGATATTGAGAAAATGGCTCATGAATATCTTCGCAGAGCTGACTTGAATCAAACCGTCGATGTGAACCACGATAATGTGCCAATTAGCGCTTATCCTGTTGAGTCATTCATTGCACGTAAAGGCGACCCTGACTTCACCGAAGGTGCCTGGGTTGTTGGTATTAAAATCGTCGATGAGTTAATTTGGAAGAAAATTGAGTCAGGCGAATTGGGTGGGTATTCAATGGAGATTATGGCGAAGGCCGTTCCTCACGTTGCCACAGTCTATATCGCCAGTTCATCCATCGGACGCACGGCAGAGAATGACGATCATTCTCACTATTTCTTCGTGAAATTTGATGACAACGGAAACGTTATCGGCGGCGAAACCTCTATGGACGCTGGACATGTACACAAAATCAATTATGGCACGATCACGGAAACGAATTACGGCCATAAGCATAGATTTTCATTAGACAGTTAGGGGTTCTCATGCGACCTAAAACCAGAAAAGTTGAGAAGTTGTCTCGCGTATTGACAGAGCCAGTGGTTCGTTTTGTGTCCCTGGTCACTCATGCTGCGACGCAGCAACCGTTTAAATTTCTGAAAGCAGCGAAAGTTGAAGCAATGGCACAAGAAAACGAAGTGGTTACTATAAACTCGGATATTACTCGCCCAACGTCTGGCGATGACGTACTCTTGCAGAAGATTGAATTCCCTGCCTCGAAGTACGATATGCTCAAGGCGAGCGAATATGCCAAGAAATTAGGCTTTGAAGATTTCACCACTGAGAAGGATGGAGAAAGAATCATCGTCAAAAGCGTCTATTTTGAGCAATTTAACGAAGACGTTGCTACAATTAGAGGTGAAGACAACGGCGTTGTCATGCATGTGGGTACAATTAAGAGCGCTGAGCAGCTAGAAGCTGAGCAAGCCCTGGTAGAGCTGGAAGACAAAGTTCTAAAATCTCTCGACAAAGTTCCTCATCTTAAAGGCGTTGAAGCCGAAGTTCTTCAAAAATACGATCCGTATGTTTCCTGGTGGTCTGATGAAACAGACTTAGGCGACATGATCACGGATGGTATGTATGACGGTTTACCAATCGGCGCTCCAGAAATTAGCAGCGCTTATTGGTCGGTAGTCGCCAATGCGACACGTTCTGGCGATATGGAAGCCATTCGTAAAGCAAGCAACGACATGGGAAATTTGATTATTGCGCTGTGGGATTTATACAGCGGGTTAGCAACAAGTAGTGATGATTTGGAGATTTTAGCAATGTCAAAAGAAGCACAGGAGCGTTTGGTTCAAGGCTCTGAAGCTGCTGATAAAGCTGCAACTGAAGAAGCCGTAGTAACCAAAGAGGCTGATGGCATTGAAGCTCAAGAAGTGGCAAGTGACGTATCCGACGAAAATAAAGAATCAGATGGCGTGGTGGGCGAAGACGGAGGAGAATCAAATTCTGTTGAAGAAGAAGCTCCAAAGCCAGAAGCCAAAGACTTAGGCGAACTGTTGAAAGAAGCTTTGGCTCCTTTGACAGAGCAAGTGGCTACCATGAGCAAAACAATCGAAGCTCAAGAAAAACAAATTAAGTCATTGGAAGGCTCTGCGATTCAACGTCGTGGTGTTGAGACTAATGGCGAAGAAGGCGCAAAAGTTAAATCCGCTCAAGAGCAGGAAGAAGACGCAGTACGCCAAAAAGCACAATCCGTACAAGCAGAAAAGAACATCCGTAACCTGCTCGGACTGTAATTTTGTGCAGAAAAACGCACAAACTGCTAGCATATTAACAAAGTTGTTTATTTAACAAGTGGGTTTTAAGGGGAAAAGATTTAAATGGGCATTTCAGATACAGAATTAATCCAACGTGCGGATTTGGCCCTGTCTGACTTAACTACCGGCGGCGGTATGCTGACTGTAGAACAGCAAGACACTTTCGTCCGTACATTGCAAGAACAGTCAACCATTCTCAGAGATTGCCGCTTCGTCCCTATGGCGAATCCGACAATGGAAATCAACAAGATTATCTTCGGTCAACGCTTCTTACGTGCTGCTAGCCAAGATCCTAACGCTTCAGATGCTGTCTACACAGGCGCTGGCCGTTACTTGGTGCCTTCAGCTCGTGGTAAAGTTAGTACCAGCAAAGTCACCTTAAGCTCTAAAGAGATTATCGGTGAGGTTCGCATCGGTTACGAACTTTTAGAAGACAACATTGAACGTGAAGCTTTACGCAACACAATCTTGACCCTTGTCGCAAACCGCGCTGCTCTCGACTTAGAAGACTTAATCTTGACAGGCGACACTTCAGTTACGCCTTCTACTCCCGACCTCGCTTTCCAAAAGTTGATCGACGGTCTGTTCATCCAGTCAACATCTAACGTTGTTGATGCTGCTGGTGACGCATTCGACCCAACTATCATGGCAAACATCCTCAAAACGATGCCTAAAGCATTCCGTAATGAGCCAGGATTGGGTGTATACGGTACACGTAACGCTGAAATCGACATCCGTCAAACCTTCGCGTCACGTAACACTGGCTTGGGCGATGCTTACTTAACAGGCGAAGCTCCGTTGGTAATCTTCGGTAAGAAATTCAAAGGCGCTGACAGAATGCCCGATCAAAAGGCTTTCTACACCGACCCTAAGAATATCATCTTCGGCTGGCACCGTCAAATGCAAATGCAAATGGATACTGATATCCGTTCACGCGAATTGATCTTCGTTTGGACTGCTCGTATCGATATGAAATTGCAAGAAGAAACAGCCTTCGTAAAAATCATCAACCTCGCTTCATAATCGAGCGAACTGAATGCAGATTAGGGCCAGTTATGATGACCAAAATTGGCATCTACTGGCCCTAAGTCTTAGCTGACAGAACTGCTTCATTTTCACGGTCACTAAATTCTAACAAAGCTTTCGATTTTCGTAAAGGAGTTCTCCTAAATGGCATTCACTAAATCATCACCAACAGTCATCCGTAAGAACGGTGTACAAGTTCAGGCTGATGCTTTCCACAAAGTCATCCGTAAACTGGTTCAACAAGACGGTCGCAGAATTGCCAATGGTGTTTCTGCCTTGACCAACAACTCTGGTGGAACAGCCTCTTCAGTAGCTCCAGCGGCAGCTTTCGTTGGCGGTGCGGCTAGTGGCTCGAACTTAGCAGATAAGACAACCTCTGAGGCAGCTTTCAACACTGTTTTAGATGCTCTCGGCGAATTATTCAACCAAGCAAACGCTATTGCTACAGCAATTGGTATCACAACTGTTACCAACAGTGCTGGCGGCACGTCTCCAGATAAAACCATCGGCGCAATCACAACTACTGTCACAGGCGCTACGACTGGTATTCTGGTTTCAAATAGCAACACCTTCTTAACAGCTCTGAACAACGCATTCTATAACTGCGCAGCATTGGTAAACAAAGTCTGCTTAGCAACTGGTAACAGCGCTGTGAACTTCTCTGCGTTCAAAAACTACGCATTGCTCACAACAGTTCCTGCTATCACTATCAGTGGCGGCACAGCGGCAACTCCTGGTGTATTGGCTACTGAAGCTAACGCGGCTTTATTGCAGTTCCAAACCAATGTTAAAACATTGGCGGCAGCTTTAATCGCAGCTCAGTCTACAACCTCATTGCTTGTTATCGCTGGCTAAGGCTTGCGCCACAAAGCGCTAATTCACTGTTTTAAAAATAATATGCTAGAATAAGGGCATCTTCAAGTGGTGTCCTTATTTTTATTTAGTGGAGTTTTATGTCAGACGTTTTAGTGGCGACCCTTATTCATGGTTTGAATTATCATGTGGACGGTCGTTTATACACACAAGGCTTTCCTCAAGTTGTTAATGAGAAAGAAGCCCTCAAGTTAAATGGTGCTCTTCATCAGACACAAACCATTATGCATGGTCAGCGAGTAGCTTTCCGTCGTTTTATCATTCAGAAGATGGACAAGAAAACAGCTGATCTCGTGCTTGAGAAGTATGGTGAGAAGCCAGCCGAAAAAGAAGATGAAAAGTTCCTTATCCAGGATGCGGCAGTCGGCGATTTACCCGAAGACTTGTCAATGGATGATTTAGAGTCATTTGAGGCTGAGCTTTATCGCCCAGAACCTGAAGTGAAAAAGTCTCCTGGCCGTCCTCGCAAGGAAACCGAAGCTTAACCTACAGAATACGGGTTAATTATGGGGTGTCGTTAAACGCGGCACCTCTTAATTTGTTACAATAAGAATAAGTGGTTTTAGTGGGTGGCAACATGGGTTTAAATTCTCCGCACTGGTCATGGGGACAAGGTTTTCAAGGTTATCTCCCAAGACGTGAAATTATCCAGCAGTCTGATCCAGGCCGCAATTACAAGGTTATCAGCACTGTAAGCGATTTTCCCATCGACTCCAGTAAGGTT